GCAGTTCCTTACGTGGGACACGTCGTTGATCGGCAGGTTCTTGAGGAGAACCTGAAGCTCGTTCTTGCTGGTGATGCCGTCGATCTCCTGCAGCAGCATAGCAGTTCGGTAAATCAGCGTGTCGTCCGCTGCGCTGTCCCCGAAGGCCTTGATGCGGCGGTCGCGATGGTCTTGGATGTCCTGCTCGTCCTTGCCCGTCGAGAGCCTGTAGGTGAAAGGCAGCTTGGTTGACGGCAGCACGTCCGAGAGGATCGGGCCGTAGTCGTCAGGGCAATACTCCACATACAAGTCGTTCAGGTTGATGGCAGTGCTGAATTTCGTATCGCACTCGGGGCACTTGATCTCTACCTCGTAGCTGGGGCTGTAGGATATGCCACGCAGATAGATCAGGATGTAGGTGCGGTCGATCGTCAGGAGGTTCTCGGCCCGGTAGCCCTCCTTGATGCACTTCTGGAAGATCATGTTGATGGCCTGCCCCTTCTTGACGAAGCGAGGCGTCGCGAGAATCTGCTCCTCCTCGCCCGTCATCGGGCGCAGCGAGATGATGCCATTAGTCGGGCCGTCCACGCCGTTGTAGAACTTGCCCTTGGATGGCAGCTGAATCTCCTCGTAGGTTCCCGAAGAACCCTTCAGGCTTTCAAGCAGCTCCTTCAGGTGGCTGCTGCCGGAGATTTGGGAGGGAGCGCGCTGGGGGACGGGCGACTCGCCGCCTGCGCTGATGTTGCCGAAGCCCCTCTTGGGCTCGTTTCCGCTAAGGTCCTGCTCGACTGGCTGCTGCGCTGTCTTGGCCTGCGATAGAGCCTTCTGGAATGCTGGAGGCATGTTGCCAGTGATTTTGGGCAACGGGTTGCCGACCTGTGGCGCGCCCTCTTCATTTCTCACATTCGATTGAAAGTTCTGGACCTGGTCGACCGGGTTCTGATTGCTGTCTGACACGTTCTGCTCCTGTTGCTGCTGTGGTGCTTTGCGAGGACGAAACACTTCATCGGCCATTTTTTTCTCCTTGTGGAACTCAATTGAATGAGAGCTTCGCCAGCGTAATTGAGTGTCTCATTCATGGAAATAAATCTCAAAAATGTTGAACAGCTTATTTTCATGGACAAGTCCGTGCAGAGGCTGCTGCCCAAGTACAAGTACTTGTTCGATCAGTACAATCTTTCCTTCATGATTCCAGGGATGCGCTCCCTAGCGCAGAGAAGTGTTCTCGACTTTCTTAATGCGGCGGACGGCGATGCAGTCGCCGTCCTTGAGGGGCACTTCGGCCAAGTGGTGTCGATTGGCAAGCTCCAAGATGCGCTTGTCGAACACTATGATTGTTATATAGACGACCACGAGGGGTTGTGCGCCTTCTCGGACTTCAAAGAGTTCTGCATAACGAGGCGAGGTCGCGAAGCAAAACTTACATTCTGGAGATGACATGAGTTCCTATGACTTGCTGATGTATCTTTTGAGCACCGTGGGCATGTGCCACATAGTTGTCGACGGCTCAATTCTTGAGTGGTTTAGGGACTTCGTGAAGAAGGCGGCCGCCAAGTGCAAGATGCCGAAGCTGGGCACGGTCGTGGACTGCTACATGTGCGCAGGCACATGGTGCGGATTCCTCATGGGCTACATATGGCTTGTCTGCCCGAGGTGGCAGCAGCTCGGTTCTGGCCTTGCCTGGGCAGAGGTCTTCGCGTGCGGCTGCGCCGGGGGTTTCCTTTCCAACTTCGCCGCCGTGCTTCTCAACTGGATTGAGGCGAACACGATGGTGCATCTGCCAGAGGAAAAGCTGCCCGAATGACAGAACAGCCACCGAAGTACGTTCTGCACTGCGCAAGCTGCAACTTCAAGCGGTTCACGGATGGCACGGATTTGACAGACCTTTTCGAGATCAAGAGGTGCGAGCCCATGCGCTTCGTGCCGAAGGTGGACAAGTACACAAAAAAAGTCGTCGTGTCCAACAACATCAAGAGGCCCAAGATGTACAGGTGCCCCAAGTGCGGGCACACGCTGAAGGGGTTCCCCTCGGGCGTAAAGACGGAGGTTACCGAAGATGGCCAGACCAGTCAGCCTAATGGACGTGAAACAGGCGTTGAGGGACAGTCGCTTCCGTGAAAGCCTTCCAGAGTCCCTGAAGCCAGACGTCCAGAAGTTCTTGAGCAACCCAGGTTGCGCTTGCAACGTGCCGATCTACCAAAGGGTTCTCAAGGAGGGTGCAGAGCAACTGCGCAGCTACTTCCCCAACAGGCCGATAGCGAACCTGGAGGAGGAGGTAAAGCACATCGCAGAAAACCACTGGAGAGTAATCAACTGCAAGGCCTCAGAGCTTGAAGCTCAGCTCAAGAAGCTGCCACCGGGAAGAAAGCAACTCGCAGTGGCGAGGTATGAGGACGAGGTGACCGTGGTGGTCAACGAGCTGGATGTGATCTACTGACGAACATAGATTCTGGTTTTTAAAATCATCTCATCGCACGATCCCATCATTTTCACGGGGTAGTCGGAATATTTTGATATCTGCATGGGCCAGAGCGATGAGCTCAGTCTGCGACTGCCCAGCACCACGGCGTTCTCGTAGAATTCCTTTGCGCGACCATAGTCCGCCATTTTGTAGTAAACGTCCCCCAGCAGGCACCAGAACTCAGCCATCGTTGGCTTTTCGGCAAGGCATGGCAGAAGGCTCTCAAGGCAAGCCCTGTAGTTCTGCTTGGCGTAGCAGTTAACCAAGGCGACATAGTACCTCGTCATGAAATAAGACATTTGCCTTTTTGTTTCGGCATGTAGGTACGAATCTGCGTAAGCTAGAAACGAGTCGACGTTGCCGGCTTTTAGATGCGATGAGGCCAAGTAGTACAGAGGCTCCGTGTTGAATGGCGAGGATTTGTGCCATTTCTGACATAAGGCCACCCGATCTACCTCTGATTCCCTTTCGACGGACGCTATGAAGCAGTCCGCTTGGTCTCCTTGCAGGTCCAGCCTCTCGAAAACGGGGTTCTTGAATCTGGCTTTGCTGGACTTCTTCCAGGCCCTCACCTGCTTCGTCACCAGATCCCCGTCGATGCAGGATAAAGCTAGGCACTCTCCCTTTTGCAGCATGGCTCGGGCAAGTTCGTCATGACCGCCCACTATTCGCTCGTTGGGCTCTACCCAAAGGTTCCACTCGGTGCTTGAGTGGGATGCCATCGCGTTTCTGGCTTGGGCGCCGTCTTCGGCGGAGACCCTTATCACTCGCGCATCATAGAGCCCGCATAAGGATAGGGTGTCATCCCTGCTGCCAGCATCTCCTACGAGAATCTCGCACTTAAGGGAATCAAGGCTGTCCAGACATCCCCTGATCGTCTTGGAGTCGTTGCGTACCAGAATGTGTGCCGTCAGCGCTTTTCTCATCATTTTCACCGAAAAGCTGATTTAAGAGATATTTGATAGCATCAGAATCTTCATTGTTGCCATTTGCCTTGTAAAATGAATTTAGTTCACGATAGTTTTTTGGAGCTCTAGGGTTTTGAATGATATCCAAAAAAATATCCTGAATTTTTCTCATATTCTAGTATAGTTTTTTTAAACAAGGGGATCAATGGCTACCGAATACCTCAACAACCAGACTTTCGAGGCGTTGATCAAGAACTTCCAGCAAGTGAAGAAGGAACGCATCAAGTACCAACTGTTCATGGACGACATAGTCTCCACCCAGCAACGCATGCTCCGCCGTGGCGGCTTCAGCAAGCCTGAGTCATGGCTGGCTGTTGAAAGCGACTTCAAGTCTATATCCAGCACCTTCCATGAAGCACAAGATGATTTAGCTATAGCTTTCTACACATTATCAGAAAACATAGTTCGTTATGCCAAATTCAACCTCATAGATCAGGATGATGCCATACAAGAGGGGGTGATGATCTGCTTTGAGAAAATAGACAGGTTTGACCCGGAGAAGGGCAAGGCGTTCAACTACATGACCACTTGCGTGCTGAACCACTTCCGTCAGCTATACAGATCTGCCAGAAACTACAATGAGCTTAAGCGGAAGTATCTTGACTTCGTTCAAATTCAACTGGATTACAAGATACCGCTACTCAAGTCCAAAAGCCTATACAAGCGACACAATATAGTCGCCGACGCTTGAATCTACCATCTGATTCATTTATAATTTTCTGTTCAATTTTGGTATACAACATGACAAAAAATAGCAAAAGCATATTTGAGCATCTTGAGAACCAGGAGCTGATTCAGAAATTGATCGACAACGGCTTCGGTAAATTAGTCGACGCGTTCTTGTCGCACGACGGCAAGGTTTACACCAAGAAGGGTCGCCTCAACAAGTCAGGCGCTTGTCGCGTCATGAAGTGCAAGGCCAAGGAGCTTGAAGACATGCTGAAACGCTGTCAAGAGCTCCTTGGCCGTGAGCTGAGCCTGGAAGATCCGGTGGCGGAGGAGGAGTCGGAGGACTAGGTTCCTACTCTGTATGCTCGGTCGTACCTCAAGGTAACATCGCACGTTATCACCTCGCTCGAGGTCATGTCTAACTCGCCGAACTCCACGTTCTGACACCAGACCGACTCAAAGACCCATTGCTCAACGCTCGTTCCGCAACCATCGTACAGGTCTAGGTAGGCATAGTCCTTCTTGAGGTCGGCAGGATAAAGGAATGTTCCTTTTTCTGGGTTGTAGTAGGTTTGTATCCATCGGAACACAGGATGGAAGTTCTCGCTGCTGAAAAGCGGCTTTGTGTCATAGAGTGTCATGGTTATGGGCTTCCAGTCAGGACGGCCTGCAAGATAAATAGTTTCTTGCATGTGGTTGACCTCTATTTCCTTGAAGCTCAAGGCTGGTCTGGCAGCCTTCTGGTGAAGTAAAACCCCGATTCCCTCTGATGCGACGTCGGGTATGCGCAAAATCCACCGGTGTTTTCTCTTGAAGCAAGTTGTTGGGTCCTCAACAAACGGCCCGAGACCCATGTTGACCATATCAGCCTCCAGATGTGAAAAAAGCCCTGCATATCCTTGAAAGAGATATACAGGGCTTCGATTTTAGGTTCAGGTTGATTAGGAGCAACCCACGCAGGCGCAGGGGCTGAACTGAGTTCCGCAACCGGCCTCGTATGTAGCGGCGTGGAAGCGCAGCGTCAATTCGACGGTGACTTCCTCGGAGGAGCTGTAGTCCAGCTCGCCGAAGTTGATGGCTTGGGGCCACACGCCTTCCAGCGTCCAGGTTTCCATCACGGTTCCGCAACCGTCATACAGGTTGAGGGTGCCGGTGCCGGCATAGCCGGGGTTGCCGGTGTTGCCCTTGGCAGACGATTGCTTCAGCCCCACCGGGTCGGTGAAGTCGTAGACGCCAGCCAGCCACGAGTACAGGTTGGTGATACCCGGGTTGTTGCCGATGTCGTAGTAGGTGACAGTGACTGCTTCCCACGTTCCCTTGCCCGGAATCCACATCTTGCCGTGCAAGTAGTTGATTTCGGTCTCCTCGATGGAGAGGTTGGGGCGCGCAGCCAGTTTCACGAAGGCCTCGGGAATCTCGTCGGTGCAGTACGGCTTCAGCTTGAACGTCCACCGGTACTTCCTCTTGAATACGATATCTGGTGCCTCGCCCAGAATACCTAGTCCCATTTCTTGTGCCATTTTGTGCTCCTTTGTCTAGTTCGGTTTTGCTGGATTAGAAGGTTTCGGCACCAGCAGTTGCGAAGCTACCGGTCCTGTGGATTGAGAATTCGATGAACATGAACTCCACTGCGCGAGTGGGCTGGATGCCGATCCTGGCCCTGAACTCGTTGCGGTCAATCACGTCCGGAGTGTTAATCTCCTCGTCGGCCTTGATGATGAAGTCCGTGATGCCACGACCCACTTGGACCAGCCTGAGCACGTCCGTGGCGATTTGTACGAACCTCTGGCGGAAGATCTCATCGTTGGGATCAAACAGCAGCTGGCGGCTGGCGATGCGGATTTGCTTCTCCACATAGAAAAGCATCCTGCGGACGTTCACGCGATCGAGCGCTGTCGGCGTGCGCTGCAGTGTCTTCTGGCCGAAGACCACGAAGCCTTGCACGTCGGCGAATTGCACGATCGGGTTAACGGCGTTCCTGTTGCCGTACATCAGGTCGCGCTCGGCCAAGGTCGGCCTAGCGTAAACATCGCTGATGTTCGGCACTTGGCCACGGGTCAGGCCGGCAGGCGCAAACCACGGGGCTGCGAGGAAGTCGTTGCGGGCGATGACCGCCATGATGCTGCCGCTGGGCGGGCACCAAACGTCAACCCTGTTGTATCCGTCGTAAATCTTGACCCAAGGCCAGTAGAGCGCGCCGAAGTCCGAGTC